GCGGATCCACTCGACCATCGTGTCATCTTGCGGGGATTTGATCTCCAGTGCGCCCTTGTCTCCCACGAGGCCATCCGGGGATGCCGCGGAGAAGTCGAGATTCGGGTGAAGGACTAAACCTACCGTCTCCACCATCACATCCGTCTCTAGCTCATATTTAGAGCGAGCGATCGGCTCATAGGCAATGCCATGCTCCATCGCTGGCGTTACGTAGTGAGTCGCGGAAATACCGGTAAGACGCTCTAGGGCAAGCTCTCTCCTGTAGCGTTTTCTGCCGGCTCCCTCTGATCCGTTCTTGAGGATGTTCATTACATCCTTGATTCGGGATGCGGTAATTAAACCGTACCTGGCTGACAGCCATGCGGCTGACCCTTGCGGGCACTGTACCTCTCTCATTTGGGGATCTCCCGATAGCGGATGTTCTTGCGCTTCTCAAATTCACGGATCGCGCCTTCATCGCCCTTCTTCTCTGCGTACCTGCAGGCGCTCTGATAGCGTGACTTCAGATCCTCAACCGTGTCCGCTGCTTCGATGAGCCCACAAAGGCGGTCGAACTCGTCGGTACTAATCTCTTCTCTCTTTCCTCCGTTGCCGTCGTCGTCCGTCTCCCCAACAGCAACATTGAAGATCATCTTCAGTAGGTAGCGCATGCCATAGGACATTGCGGCGCCGGCAGCGTGGGTCTTCGTCATCACATCGCCGCCCTTGGCTCCCTTGCCATCGGAGGGCATATCTACCTGATAGGTTCTCGTGTATCCGCCCTTGTGGGAGGCATAGCAGAGGACACGCATGCAGTCGGGTACAGGAGATTCGGTGGAGTTGAACGAAAGGGAGAATCCTTCATCGGTGTAGATCGGCCTTACCGCAGAGTCGATCTTGGCGTAGGTCGCATATTTGCTCCTCGTCTGCGGGTTGTTGGCGTCCGCGCCGATGCGCCGCATCTTGCTCTGAGCTCGCTGCATGGCATCGTTGAACTCAAGCTCTGCCTGATACTGACGCTCCTCGCGCTGAAGCTGTACGAGACCCTTAATAACCTCCATGCCGGCGCCGTTAGATACCGCCATCTGGATCATCGACATGGGTGACGGTACTGTCATTTCTTCCGCTCTCTCCAGCGCGAGCGAACCTTCGAGTTGTTCCTTTACTGTCATCGCTTCCTCCATGGGCTGTGCTTTTCAAGTTTGTGCGCGAGAACGAGAATCAGGCTGATTGCTACTGGCGCAAATACGATCTTGGCGGCTTCGTTCATTGCTTGCCCTCCGCTTTGGCGATAGCATTTCCGAGGAGACATTTGGACTGGTGTGGGTAGCCTTTAGGGTTTCCGCACTGCGGACACCTGCCGGCGTCGGACCACTCGACATCCTTCAGCCTGCGGCTTTGGCGTGAACATCTTGGCTGTTCCATTCCAGTCCGGCAGATGGACATCGCGCACAGTAGGTACAGGTGGAGTTGGCTTGCTTACAGCAAGCGAGACTGGGACGATGCGCTTCTGCTGGCCTTGAACTGCCATGCTGAGAAAGAGGAGAGCGGCGAGAGTTTTCATTTCCACCCTTTCATGGAGTCGGCATAACCGGCCGAATCAGCCAATGTCCACAAAGCCACACCTGCAACTAGCCAGACCACAATTACGGCACCAACGATGTAAGTCATAGCTAGGCTCCTATAGCGGCGAAGGTGAAGATGATTCCGGCCATGAGCATCAGCAGACCTAGTAGGTCAAGAAAGAACAGTACAGGGTCGCGCATGATCTCTACAGCGACTTCTAGCCACTCATCGCTGCAACGGGTGTCAGGCGTATCGAGAAGGATGGATTCGATCATGCGGCACCTCGTGACGCCTGCGACTTCTTCCGCTTCCAGTTTTCAGCGGCTTCCTTGGCAGTCTTCCCGGCCTTAATCTCTTTTGCGAAGAATGATTGCCACGCTGATGGCTTACGCTTCGGAGACTTATTCTCAACAAGCTTTTCCAGTAGAGAGCAGGCATATATAAGGATTCTTTGGGACAGGTAAGACTCCTTAGACCAAATACTTGGAAGGTTATTGCTGAGTCGTTGCGCTTCTTCTGAGGACGTAATCGAGTTTCTAAGCTTCTTCATGCCGCCTCCTCAGCCGCGTTGCAGCGGCAATCCTTCTCTAACTTCCGGCAATCAACGCAGTCCCACAGTTCGCAGGTGCATTGATCGAGGTACTCTCCGCAGCCGTCACAGAGATCCTCATCTGTCGCGTCCGCGTGGAACTCCTGAAACTCGTACTCAAGCTGGCTCTGAGGTATGCCAAGGAAAAGGACGTCCATTACGCCACCTGCCTTGTCTTGGTGCTGGCAAGGAGATCGTCCAGAACGCCTTCGGGAGTGGAAGACAGGAAGGCATCGTCATCGGTGAAGACGTAGAACTTGTGCTCACGACCAGCCGCCGATAGCCATTGGGCGCAGTTGACAGACTCTACATCTGAGCGGATAGCCTTGGCCTTCTCGTAGAGCTGATCGAGGGTGATTTCGCAGATGATCTCCGCTACGGACTTTGAGCCGAGGTTTTCAGGCGTAGAAATGGCGTCGATGCTTTCCATCGTGTTTGTCCTCTCTGTCGTGTTTGCTGGAATCTATTTCGTTCGCTTGCGGGCTACAATTTTTCCGTAATCCGTAACAACCAGACTTCTGTGGCCAGCCGACTTATGAAGCAAGCCCTTGCGCACCAGGATGGCAATCGCACGCTTCACGTTCGACTTCGACCCCTCTATCTCTTTGGCGATTTCCTCGTAGGTTGGAGAAATTTTCTTCTCGGCGACGAGCTTCATAACCGCCTTCAAGACCTTCAATTGGGAGGCTGTTGCCGGCTCGGTTGCTTCGGGCTTATTTGTGCTCGTTTTCTTCATCGCAAAATTAGAATGCAACTATTATTATGTCGTGTCAACAGGAAATTTCGAAATATTACGAAATTTATTTCGAATTGAGATATAGTGAGCACATTGGGACTCTGATAACCCAAAAGTGTGAGGATGATGGGAAGGATTTCGTGCAATCCGCAGAACTCCGCGTGTTATCTTTTTGGCTTCATGGCACAAAAAGACACGTATCGGGGGATTGATAATTCTCTCCATGCGCTACTGCGCTTGGAGAACTGCCTTGAATACCCGTCTGACCGTTGCCCTTGCTATCATTTTAGGAATCGCCACCTTCGCCGCCTCAAAGCCTTCTCACGGTTCGCCATCCCCAGCATCCGTGTCAGCCAACACAGCTATTCCGATTCCGATGTGCAGTCCCAACGATACGACCTGCGGACTGGGTGGGGCGAGATAAGGTTATCTGGGGTGGGATATGCACTCTAGCTTCCCATTCTCACTATTCACATCTGCAGAGATAACCGCTCTGGCGACTGCCGTCTTCGCTTTCCTATGGAAGCGGCAGATCTCCAGGTGGCCGTTCCTGTTCTCGGCGTTGGCGCTAGAGATGGCAATCGACCTGATTTGCCTGCACCTTATGGGCCCGCACCACTATAGGCAGTATTTCTTTACATTCTGGTGGGGCCAGGTAGCGCAGGCTTTTCTAAAGATTGGAATTATAGCCGACGTATTCCGCTCGTTCCCAGGATTAGACTTCCTCCCGAAGAGGGTCTATCTTTTCATCACGGTTGCCGCTCTGGTCATGGGAATACTCGCGGGGGCTTACTGCTATCACATATCACCCGATGTAGGCGCAAGAATCCAAAACTTGGCGCTGCTGATGAACCGGTGCGTGAATATCTCATTTGGGGCATTCGCGATGGTGATTCTGTTCACATTCAAGGCTTTCAATTTCGGATGGGATCCGAGTGGTGCTCGAATCTCGTCCGTTTTCTTCCTGAGGATTTGCTGCGGCGTAGTCGTGGCGGAAATCATATCGAGCGTCTCGGCACAAGATCCAAGAGCCATAGTGCTCAGGACGGCTGCAAACTACCTCGACTCAGCCTGTTCCATTGTCGCTTTCTCCTTTTGGAGCTTCCTGGTCTTCCGTAATAAACCTATCCCCCTGCCTAGCGTCACCGGTGATGCCTCGGCCCACGTAGCGAACGTAAAGACCCTGCTATCAGACAGTTTCAGCAGAGAAAGATGAAACTTAACAATGCACGATCGTATTGTTCACAAATTGATTGCCGCCGCTATCGTTGCGACAACTGTTATTTTGCTGCCAAAGAAACATAATCACATCTCGTCATGCGAGAGCATTATGAGCAAACTCCCGCATACTGGGTATGAGAGGCTCTGCGGTTCCGTAGACGGATCAAAAGGGAAAGATCGGGAGTTCTGGATCATATCCGAGCGAGTCAAAGGGCTGCTGAAGCGGGTACGAATATCCTGGCTCTGCCTAATGCTGATTCAGGCATTTCATAGAGAGGGGCTGCTTACCGCGGGAGATGCTTTGGAGATGTGGTATATGTTCGCCGGACAACTCGCTTATACCGCCCTATCCATCCCTGAGGCCATAGCTTGCATGCTGTTCGGCGGAGTACGCCATGTCATAGCCAAGGAATCGGTGCGTTTCTATTGCGATCTGGTGATAGCAACAAACGTTAAATGCTATATAAAAGAAGCACCATTGTGCGTTATGGGCCTGCCTGAGTTGTTGTAAGATTTGGACTTAACTAATATATGCCAACATACTCTCAGATGACCCTATTAGAGTTGCAGCGCCAACTCAACGAACTCGATTTGAAGCTCGAAGAGCTGGCGCCGGAACTCATTGCGGAGATCCGCCTTATCCGAAGTTTTATTGAACAGAAGAAGAAAGGGGAGAATAATCCCCGGATCCTCTACGATAAGGTCCGATTTCCCAAAGACGCCGTTGAGAAGGCCTTGATGGATAATGGTGATTTCGCAATCACAAAAGAGGAACTAGTTTCTCAGATTGTGGATGGCGGCTACATGCATCCAGGGAAGTCTTCTGCTCGAGCAATCATCAATGTCACGGTAAACACTTGGCTCAAAAAGAAGTATCTGATTGAGAAAAAGGGCAAGATCGGCCACAACCCAAATGCTTCTCCTGATGCATCGAAATAAATTTCGCTTGTTATCGAAATTTCCTGTTGACTTACCCATAAAGTAGCCATATGGTTGTCTTTGCAAGGCGCAAAAGTGCTTGCACTGACACATGGCCCCGTTCCCGGTAAAACCCGACTCCAAAGCAATTCATTATCCCGAAGGCGCAGGCAAGCGCGAGGTCTGCACTAAGACTGCTGCCGGCCGGCGTGAGTACCGCAAGCGCGTCGAGCTGATGTGGGAGCGTCAGGATGGCCTATGCGCGCTCTGCGTCAGACCTCTGAGGCTTGAGCAAGCCACCTTCGATCATGAGCGCCCACGTGGCCATGGCGGGGGATTCAGGGACGATCGTATCGAGATCGACGGCCAACCCATAAATGCTGCTGTCCATGGTCTGTGCAACCTCGATCGTGGAAGCAAGCGGACTCCTTACCTGATTCAACCTCAAGTTACTTCCGGCATGCACCTGGAAGAGATGCTGGGGGACGAATAATGGCAGCCCTTCCATACATGCAGCTCTACGTTGCCGACTACCTGGCAGACACGGCTCATCTGAACGCAGCTCAGCATGGAGCCTACCTTCTCCTCCTGATGAACTACTGGCAGAGAGGTAAGGCCCTACGGAACGACAACGGACGTTTAGCGAACGTTGCACGGATGTCCAACGAGGAGTGGAACGTAAACAGGGAAGTGTTGGAGGAGTTCTTCGAGGTTACAGACGAAGAGTGGATCCACCACCGCGTAGAGAAGGATTTGGAGGCTGTAAGGAGCAAATCCGAGAAGGCTTCTGCCGCTGGAAGGGCTTCCGCTAAACGGAAACTGAACAAACGTTCAACGAACGTACCAACGAACGTTGAACAGACGTTCAACCATACAGATACAGATACAGATACAGAACAAAAGAAACCTTCTCGCGGCAAGCGCGAGGTTGAACCAAGGTTCTCGGACTTCAAGAAGGCTTGTGATGCCTACTACCGTCACAAGGGATTCGAGATGACCTGGGATGGTTCGGAGGGCAAGCAGCTTTCATCCCTTCTTGCCTCTAATCCGACTCTCAACCTCGAACAGTTTCAAGGCATCCTGCGCAATCGATCGCGTTCGGCAGTTGTGCACTCTGAGAGGCCGCGCAAGTGGCTTGGGAATGCTACCGACTACGCAGCTGGGCCGCTGGATAAGTTTGGAAAACCGCAGGAGGTAGGTGATGCAAGAACGGGCAATCGCAACACGAGCAAGTCAGGACAAGTGCTTGACGATCTCCGACGCAGCCTCGAAGAAGACGGCTATTCGCTTGGCTTTGGCGAAGCTGGCGATACGCAGGCAGGCGAACCCAGGCAAGGAGACGATGGACATCTTCGCAGCGGACCTAATGGCGATGGAGGAAGCGGACGTTCTCTCGGCGCTGGAATCACTCTCCTCTCGCCGGCGAGCTGATGGAGAAACGGCTTTCCCTGACTGGCCGACTATCAGCGATGAGATCGAGATATTCGCACGCAGAAGGCGGATCTCCGAGAGAAGAGCGGTAGAGCAGGCTGAGCAGGATGAGTGGGAGCGGAGACGCAGGGAGAATCCCCAAGATTTCGTCCCGGTTGGCGATGTGTGGGAAGAAGTGAAGCGAAAGTTGGCGGAGAAGGAGAGGGCATCATGACCGGGATCGACTTCAAGAGAGTGGCAAAGGCGAACGTGCCGCAGAACAAGCGCATGGTGCGGGGGAAGTACCAGAGGTTCCTGGACGAGCTCATGGACCTATCTCCGGGCGTTACAGCATGCGTGGAGATGCAGTGCAAGAAGGATGGCTACAACGCCACTACCGAGCTGCGGAGGCTGGCGAAGAAAGAGGGAGTGGATCTGGGATGGAGCCGAAACCTTGACCACACCGAGTTTTATTACTGGGTCGAGCGGCCCAAGGCGCAACCGATTCGGAGGACAGCATGAGAGAGAGACCGATATTGTTCAGCGCCCCGATGGTGAGGGCGATCCTTGAAGGCAGGAAAAGTCAGACGCGGCGGGTGGTGAAGGATTTTGACCCGAAGGGAAGTTGGGCTGAAGGGGGAGGAGAGATTGATTTTTGCTCGCTGACCGACATTGAACGTATCGCAGTAGAACCTATAAAAGCGACTAAATACTGGAGACGAATCGTTTGCCCCTACGGCCAGCCAGGAGACCGGCTGTGGGTGAAAGAAGCTTATTACGCATGGGGAAAGTGGATTCACAACGGCAAGACTAAGAGTGGTCGCCAGGCGTGGAAGTTTGTCCAGGTTGGGACGAGCATCCGCTATATGGACGGAAACAAGCCATCTAAGACCGCGAAGCGTGACGGCGAATGTGGGTGGGTATATCGCCACGGTCGTTTTATGCCGAAGAAACACTCTCGGCAAACAATTGAGATAACCGATGTGCGCGTGCAGCGGTTGCAGGAGATCAGCGAAGAGGATGCAGCCGCGGAAGGTGCATCTCCATGGGAGTTCGGACCAGAACAGGCGTTGACGAGTGGTGAGCGCGGAGCTGTGCTCCCGTACCGCGGCGGCTTTGCATGTCTGTGGGACGAGATCAATGCTGATCGCGCAACCTGGTACTCCAACCCGTGGGTATGGGCTATCACCTTCAAGCGGATTGAAGCTGCGGAGCGTGCTGCATGAGCGCAGGACGCAAGCCAAACCTGATACGCGTGCAGTACCGCGAGCGCTACGGACTTAGCAAAAAGCAGGCCCACGACATCGATGAAGAACTATTCGAGAAGTTGGAGCGATGTGCGGACGATGCAGCGCGGCGCCTGTTGCTGGGAGTGAGCAGGAAGGAAGCAGCATGAAGGCCCGCAAGAAGGCAACCTACACCCTCGTACCGTGCGATTGGTGCTCTCGTGAGATAGGCGAGGAGTGCAGCAAGTGCGGAGGATCGGGAAGCATTGGGGTTGTGGATAGGAAGGTGGCGAGATGAAGATTTTCATACTTATTCTCTTGTGCGGGACTGCGATGGCGCAGAAGAAAGACTCAACCGGAAATTTATGTCCGAATGTCGGGTCGTGCATTGTCAAGGGTATAAGCCAAGATGTTACTCGCGACAGCGCAGCGAGCAAGTGTGGCGATGATCCATGCGATGCGCTTTATAGGTACAGCTACTATCCATACTCCGAAACCACCAACTGCAAAATAAACGATCAGGGGCTAATTACCGTTTGCTGGGAAGGGCCACCGGCTAAGAAGGATAAGGCTTCCGTGCCATCGCTAGAAGCCCGCATCGCTGCGCTAGAGAAGCGCATCGCGGATCTAGAAGCTAGGACCTTCGGGAGAGCCGAGTTTACTACCGATCGGAGTTCTCACTGATGGCATGGCAGGAAGAGATCCAGAAGGTTCTACCTGGTGCCCAACTGCGGCGGCGGATCGCCATCTACAACTCAAAGGATCGGTACTGGATCGTGAACGCACAGGGCCGGATCATATCGCGTAAGTCGAATCACCCAGACGGGGCATGGATGGACGCTCTGGCTGGCTACAGGGCAGGGAGGAAGATATGAACGATGTAATCCTACCGATATTGGTGGCGGCGGTATTCGTCCTTGCAGCAGCCTTTATAGATGAAATCGGGTATACGCGGGCGGTTAGAGACTCACTGAAAGATAACCCTCCCTCTCGGTGGAAGAAAGCTCTTATTGACGCCGAGGCAGAACGCGCAAAGGAGGCCATCAAATGATGGTTTGGGGATCATGCGCATGCGGATGGGTAGGAGTAGCGGAAGGCTTTGAAGATTTGCTGAGCATGGGCCATAAGTGCTCTCTTCCGGTGAAGACAAGAACCTTCGTTACATCAAGGATGGCTCCCGATGGCGTGGACCTGCTGCTTTACGAGGCGCGGAACATGAAGGCGCTGGAAGCGGTGAATTGGGAGGTCGCGTGAATTTCAGGATCGAGGTCGGCGACGTGCTTGAGACTCTGCACGATATGACTGATGAGTCTGTACATTGTGTCGTCACATCGCCGCCATATTGGGGATTGCGTGACTACGGCGTAGACGGTCAGATAGGTCTGGAGGAAACTCCTGAAGAGTTCATCGCCAAGCTGGTGGAAGTATTCCGCGAGGTGCGGCGTGTGCTGCGCAGCGACGGGACCTGCTGGGTGAACATGGGAGACTCCTACGCCGGTTCATGGGGTGCGCAGAGCCGAGGCAATACCACTGGAGAGGCTAAATCGAAGCTAGAGGGGTCATCGGCTTTATATGCTCGATCGATAACGGCTCACCCGCTAGGCGATACCGGAGTAGGGAGCATGAAGCGAACGCCTGGCATGAAGCCAAAAGACCTATGCGGTATCCCTTGGATGCTGGCCTTTGCTCTTCGTGCTGATGGCTGGTGGCTGCGTCAGGACATCATCTGGTCGAAGCCAAACCCGATGCCGGAGAGCGTAACCGATCGCTGCACAAAGGCTCATGAATATATCTTCCTGCTGACCAAAAGTGCGCGTTACTTCTATGACGCCGATGCTATCAAGGAACCTGCCGGCGGATGGAATGGTTCAGAGTTTCATGATGGAAAGAACCTGATTGTTCACCCGAACGTGGGTAAAAACCGCCCCAGCGTTCCTAAAGGCGTGTTCAAGGGTAAGACTGCCGGTTGCGCCAATGGGAATGAAGCATTTCGTGCTGTGACAGAGACGCGAAACAAGCGAAGCGTATGGGAGATCGCCACGGAGCCATTCCCAGAGGCGCACTTCGCTACGTTCCCGACTGAGTTGGTTCGCCCCTGCGTGCTTGCGGGATGTCCTGAAGGTGGTACGATACTCGACCCGTTCAACGGCTCGGGAACTACTGGAGTTGTCGCGCTCCGCCATCAACGCAATTACATCGGGATTGAGCTAAACCCTGAATATGCGGCAATGGCTGAGAGGCGCATCCGCAATGACAACCCCATGTTCAATGAGGCTTGCGCATGAGCACCCCCGAAGGAATCCTCAAGGCCGAGGTGAATGACTTTCTGAAGAAGTCGGGACGTGAGTGGATGCGCCTCAACAGTGGGGTTATCAAGTCGGGCCGGAGATTCATTCATCTATGCCCTGCAGGAACGGCTGACATCGTTGTCTACTGCCCTGACCCGCGGTGGATCGAGTTGAAGCAGGGTAAGACCAACCGCGAACAGAAAGAAGCGCAGGAGGCCTTCAGGACGCGAATGGAGGCCATTGGGCACAAGTATCTGAGAGCTACATGTCTGGATGAAGTGATTGAGTTTGTGAAGTGAAATCCAAGAGCGAAAGGAGGTGATGACATTGACAAAACAGACGCTCCCAAACCGAAGACCGAATGGACGGAAGAGGATTGGACTAATTATCGCGCTTACATGGATCTCAACTGTAGGCGCGGCGGTGGCCCAGACTTCTGTCACCCTTCCTATGGCGCGGATTGACCGCCGCCCGTAGGCACCGTATCGGCTGGCGCATGTGTGAACGGTGCGTTGCTTATTTGAAGTAACTGCCTTGGGAGGTTAGGCCATGCCAAAATTTAGTCGTAAGCGTAAATTCACGGATCGTATGGCGGTGGTCTACGCTGTAGTTACAGAGGACGCGAAGGGAAAGCTAACCAGAATGGCCGGTACTGACTCATTCGGGCTAACTGTTGAGCAGTTGATTCAGCGAGAATATGCGAGGCGCGCAAAGCGTATGGGCATATCGCTATATGTTCAAGATTCCGCTTTGTCCCCGGAAGAATCAATGCAATGATTCGCTTAGAGCGACATATCTATTAACGGAATTGGGGAGGTAAGGGCACTCCCCAGATTTTTCGCTCAGCGGGTTAAGCTTCCCTAAAAAGCGAGCCTCACTCCCAAGGACATCCCATGCCTCAAACCGTGCAGATGGTTGCCGTTCACTACGCAAATCGTAGTGGCCGAGGAAAAGCCGCGACTTTCGTGCCTTACGAGACGGCAAAGGATTGGGTTGAGGCCCATCTTGCCGTTTGGAGCAAGGGCGCGAAGTACATCAACCTTACGAAGACAGAGGCCGAGATTGCCCGTCCGCAGAGGTCGTTGACTATGGGGCCCTCGGTGATGGATGGGTGCGTTGCGGGTGATGAGTGCGATATGGCCTGCCGCGATGCATGGCTTCCGAAGCTTCCAATCGCAGCGTAATTGAGGGGAAGCGCATCCTCTTCCGGTTGCTGACGGCCCGGAAATACCCACGCTAACTTTTATGCGGTAGTAGTCAGAGGTCACCGACCGGGGAGTTTCGCAAAACTTAGGTTTGTGTGGCAAACGATTGCAGGAGGGCGACCGGAGCTCGCGGTTGTTTGAACAAACGAGGGTCTGCAAAACGCCACACAAAGATTTATGCGGTCCCGTCGTACTGCTCATAAACGACATAGATTTTGTGCGGCGGCGTGGATGGACACGCGCCATGACGGATAGTTCTGCATGAAGTGCCTCCGTCGCCCGGTTGCTGGACGCAGCGACCAGAAGTGCAGAGCTGGTATCAAGCCCAGCACGCACAATTCAAGTTTTAGCGACACTTTCGCGGGAAGGAAGTGATCTGAATCTAGGAGGGCAGTGCATTGAAGTTCACGACCAAAGCTCTCAAGCACTGGAAGTCCAGTGCCTCCAACCTGCTTACTCTCGGCCTCGTAACCTGTGGGGCTCTGCTCTCGGTTCCGGGAGTGATAAGCCAGAAGCATGCGGCTGTGTTGATGGCGGTGCAGGGCATAGCTAAGGGCTGGATTGGACTGATTCAAGAAGATGCTGGCGTGGTAGAAGCTAAGGTACCTGGCGAGTCCGGTACGCAGATGGTTCCCGCGCATGAAGTTCCGAACGACCCGGCTGCTACGCCGGTATCCGAAACGAAATAGGAGATTCCAATGGCAACCACACTGCCCGTAGTTCCCGCACCTCCGAAGCCGAATAAGTTCGTCTCCTTCCTCTCATCTCTGGTTCATGCCGTCGATAAGGGCCTAGCATGGGCGGTGAAGTATGCCATTCCGGTAGCTTCTCTCGTTGGCATGATCTTCCCGCCTGCGAAGGCTGCTGCTGCCGGTACTGCCGCGGCCACGGCTCTCATCCAGAAGGCCGTCATCCTGGTAGAGCAGAAGTATGCCGCCTCTGGTGCGGCAACCGGTACGGGATCTCAGAAGTTAGCTGAAGTGCTGTTGCTGACTCAGGACGCCGTCATCCAGTTGCTGAAAGCAGAAGGCATCGAAGCCGACACGAGCTACGTTACCAACATCGTCAATGCGGTTGTGGGCATCCTGAATGTACAGGGTGCGATCAACACCGTGGCTGCGTAATCTTGCATCACTTTCGCTTTTGCCTCGGTTCAATCAGCGCATCCAAACTGGAGAGAGAACGTGGCAGAGCCGGGCTATAACTCCGAATCAGGCCGTCACCGTATCGACAAGATATGGAACGATCTGTATCACGGAAACGGAAAGCCAGGCGTCTGCACCAGACTCGAACTCCTGGAGGACGCTATGGACCGCACAGAGAATGCAATTGAGAAGTTCAACAAGACATTGGATCGCGTCGTTTGGCTTATTGTCAGCGGCGTGATCCTTGCCGTTTTGAATCTCGTAGTCCACCGATGAGGGAGCATGACTGACTGGTATCCGTATCTGGTGATCGGAGCATGGAGTACTGCCGCACTCATTGTTTCCTACTACCTTGGGTTTCGTGCTGGTAAGAGATCAGCGCATCCGCGATGGTGCGCGGGCGTTTCGTGAAGCGCTAGAACGAAATTTCATTGGCGTGCTTTATGAACTCGCGGCAGGATTCACAGGTTGACTGTTTGGAGTAGAAGGTCCCGCATGCCGGGCAACGACAGGCCTTCATCCATGCTTTCCATATTATGCGGATCAGTTTCATTGATTCACCTCAACCATTAGAGCGTCGGAAATCATCAAGGCTCTCGCACTCGGGACAGTCTTCATTGCCTCCTGAACGGTTGCCACACCACTCACAGCGGCTATTCTTCACCCAAGCGCGCCAGGCCGAACGGATTCTCTGAACCACGTTCATCGGCTCCTCCAGTAACGGTACAGCTCGCCGATCCTATCCATCAGCCAATCCACCGCGAGCGTAATCGGTAGCGCCAGGATGATCGCTATGGCCAAGCCCTTCCAGTTGAAGAAAATCGGCGCCATAGCTTTCTCGCGTAATTCGGGAGGCACTTCCTGATAAAGCATAGAAATATTGTATTCCAGGGGAGTTTATGACGAAACAGATCGCGGTATTCCTTCTCGGCACGGCTTCAATAGCCTGCATGGGTCAGGTAAAGGAAAGCGACCGCATCTCCCAGTTGCAGAACGAGAACGCAGTTTTGCGCTTACAAGTCAGCAACTTACAGAGCATGATGATTCGTTCGCAGGCAAATGATGCTCTGAAGACTCTAGAGAGTGACCACGCCAAGGCGGTATCTGACCTCGAGAGGCTGAATCCTGGCATGAAGTGGGACGATCAGCAGGGCAAACTGGTCCCCGCGGACAAGAAGGCCAATGCGAGCCATTGAGATAGCCTGCCCGGTCTGCGCACAGCAGCCGAACGAGGTTTGTGTAGACCAATACCGGTTGCCGCTCAGCTATTACCATGCGGGCCGCATTTCTTATGCAGTGCTGGCAGATGCATGCAGAGGTGAGCCAGTAAGCAGGGAAGCGTTCGACCGGGCGGTAGAAGACAGCGGTGAGGTTTGAAGGCCCGCGTTTACTGCTTCGGTCATGGATGGGCTTTAGAGATGGGCGCCTATACGCGCTATGTGGGCAGCTTTGCCGAGATCTGGCCTATGTTTGATGAATGGTGCGCTCAGGTTCAGATAGCCGCATGGCTGGACATCTATAAGGAGCGCATGGGCACTGAAGCGCACACGAGAGGGACAGCGTGAATAAGTGGAAATTCCGTAGGCTATGGGCCCAAGATTATCTCCGATATGAGTGGCGAGGAATCAATCCCATTGGAATTAAGGTTGTATGCCCCAAATTTACTTTGGGAGAGGCTATAGATTTCGCCCTGAAGTCCGCGGAAGGGTATCGACCAGATATGGGCGATGTCGTTATTAGGGCAGCGCGGCAGGGGAGAGGAATGGCGTAATGGCCACTCAAAACAGTGGAGACTTCAATGGCTGGGATGATTGAGAACCTAACCCCTTGGAAACCGGGGCAATCTGGCAATCCTGGCGGACGTCCGAAGAAGCTACCTGTTACGGATTACCTCCGCGAGCAACTGGAGCGACCCATCCCCGAGGCGATGCGGGAGAAGCTCCCTCCGATCTTCGTGGAGATTTACGGCCCCGAGGCTACATTCGGGCAAATGGTTGCATTCAAGCTGATTGCTTCATCTGCCAAAGGCGATGTATTCGCTCTCAAGGAACTGTTAGACCGCGTTGAGGGCAAGGTTACCCAGAAATTGGCCGGCGATGATGGCGGTCCGATTCAGTTCACACTAACCCGCGCAGGGTCCAAGGAGAAATAAATGGCAGACGAGCAGAACGAAGTAGAGCAGCCCTCCCCGGTTGTAACGAACAACACCCCAGAGCAGGTTGTCGTAGAAGGCACTCCTGTGAAGGATGAGCCCAAGGTTGACCCGGCAACGGACTTCGCCTCTTCGGCGCTTCCGTATCACACGGCAGAGACAGAGAAGATTGCGGCAGATCGCGCTGAAGAGATCGCCAATGCTGAGCCTAAGCCTTACCGCTACGAGATCAACGACTATGTTGTGACCGAAGAGGAAGGCCCCAACCCGCAGGCGACGACTCCTGAGGATGCGAACAAGCTGTGGAAGGTCACTTCGGGCGAGTTCGTGCAGTTCTTCGGCAACAAGCGAGCGGCTGAGATCTTCGCAGAGACTCACTCCCCGCAGTTTGCTAAGAATGCGACGGCGGCATCGAGCCAAATAAGAAGCTACCTGTCACAGTTTACCTCCGCGAGCCAAGCTGTACAGGACGTACCGAAGACTTAGTTCGTCGTGAACATTCACTTACAGCCCAAGCAAGGGCTGCTGCTGGACTACATCGAGAACCACGAAGCTACCAGGATTGGTGTTGGTGGCGGACGTGGGGCGGCTAAATCGGGCGGCGCAGATCGCGTCGCCCTTGCTTTGATGATCGACCGGCCCGGTTTTGTGGGCTGTATCGTGATGCGGAACTACGATCAGGTTCGCAAGTATCACGTCGAGGCCATGCTTAGGGACTTCCCAGTCCTCGAGCAGTATTTCAAGAAGTCAGATTCAAAGCTCAAGATTCCTGTGGGTGGTGTTTATTCGGAGCTCGACTTCAGCTATGCGGAGTCGCTGGAAGATGTAAAGCGCCGGTTCCGGTCTGGTAACTACGACGTCATCATCGTCGATCAGGCTGAGCAGTTCACTTGGGAAGAGTTGAGCGAGATGGGATTGGCCGCACGTTCCAAGCGCACGACGGCCAAGGTTGTCCATCTGTTCAACATGGGCGGCATAGGTATCCAGGAGTTAAGGAACCGGTATGGTCCGCAGAAGAAGTTCAATGAGAACGAGAGTCCTGAGGCCTACACGTTCCTGCACGTTTACCCGTGGGATAACGTCGAGTGGGCGCGACAGGCGCTCGGGTCGGAAGGTCTGACTGAGGAAGACTACTACTCGTGGTCAGATCAGCAGCGGTTCGATTACTTCACGCAGCACACGGAGTACGGGCGCACGCTGAACGCTCTGGATGATTCGGTTAGGGCCAGAGACCTCTTAGGCAGTTGGGAATCGCTGGAAGGCGCATACTTCGGCCGCGTATTCGATTACAAGGCCACGCTGAAGTCGGCGGAGGTAGCAGAGGGCATCATCCGGCCATGGGATCAACGCTGGATGTCTACCGATTGGGGCAAGACTCACTTCTGCTCGACGCACTGGCATGGCAAGAGCCTGCTTACTCCGAGCGAGGTGAAGAAGTGGCTGGGCTGGAACGTGCCTAGACCGCTGACGGTTGTTTCAACGTACCGCAGGCACATCGTGAACGAGCAGACCTCAAGTGAAGTGGGGCGGTCACTGGTAGAGATGACGCCGAAGCACGAGAGAGAGAGGCTGAACCGATATCCATTCTCTCCTGAGCAGTTTGGGGAGAGGGATTCCGAAGACACGGTGCCGATCATCATTGGCCGTGAGCTGGCGAAGTTTGGCATGCCACATCCTGAGCGGGCAGACAACAGCCGCAAGCCGGGTTGGATGCTGATGTATGAGCTGCTGAACAACACACGAATTTGGGCAATGGATCCGGAAAAGCGCACGCCTGAAGACCTGGCAAAGGCTGGCGACACGGTCTGGATCATCTCTTCGGAGTGTCCTGAGGCGCTGGAAACGATTCCGGTGCTGATGCGCAACGAGAAGGATCTTGACGACGTTGTAAAGACCGACAAGGGCATCGCTGTGCTGGCAATGGACGTGGCCGATGACCTGCGGTACGGGATGCAGTCGATGCTTGGCGCCGGCAGGAAGCCGGCCAAGGTTGTGCATGGGGAGCAGCAGATGGCGCGTATTGAGCGCAAGGATTATCAGGGCGTGTACTTCGCTGAGCTGCAGTTCAAGGCAGAGCAGAATGCGCCGCAGTTTCAGGTTAGCGGGAGAGTGAGGCGAAGGTGAGCGTTGACTTTTGGTGCGGAGTAATCACCGGCATGGGAATAGCGTTCATGATTTTTGGGGGCATTGAATTTCTGCGGACAATATCCGGTAAGAGGATCGCGAAGATTAAAACCCCGGCAGAGCTGCCTCCAGCGGGAGAATCGCTGTCGAAGATCATGGACGAAGCATATGCACAGGAGATGCCAGGGGAGTTGAGCAAGCCGAATGACTTCAGCGTCAGCGGCAAGCCCCGCACGGTGCCGTGGAACATCCGGCGCAAAGAGCTTGAAGCAAAATCCCGCACGAAGCGCGAGAAGTTAGAGAGCTTTAGAGACGCATGAGCCAAAAGATAATGTCTCGCATCCCTGAGTATCTGGATCTTTGTGGCATAACCAAGGACGATGCGGGCTGGGGCCTGCAGTACAACCTCATATTTGCGAGCATATCCACGAGGGTCCTGAGACATGGTTGCGCTCCCAAGGTGGCTGAGTTTCTGGAAGGCATGGGTGCGGTTCATTGCGTCAAGCCTGTTCCCACGGAGGGACGACTGGCCCGTTTAGTATTTGGCGTCGTCGGTCTGGCCCACGCTTTTATCAAGAAGTTCGAATCCTTTCAGGAGCATATCTAGATGGCCAAGTTATTCGCGACAAAGGCATTGATGAAAGAGCCGGTACTGGTAGACGACAAGAAGCCCTCCCTGTTCAAGAAGGCAGTCAAGAAGCCTGAGGTGAAGCCTGCCGGCTCGAGCATGCTGAAGAGGCTGACGGGCAAATGAGGTATTTCCCAGCAGCATGTGGCCTGGCTTTGGTGGTCGTACTTTTCTTTGCTATCTACATGGTTACGAATTGACAGTCACACATCTCGATCAGCCGCAGCTTATAGCCAGGATGCTGTATCTCATAGCTACCGGATACGAAGAGGAAGCGGCTGCTCTGGCTAAAGCCTTGGCAACATGGGCCTATGACTATAGGCTTGACCGCCACGTCTGCGAACATACCGGAAACGTTTACTTCCATGAATGCGAGGGGTATAGCTGGTGACCGTCGCACAGTTCAAGTGGCGCCTCGAAGAGAAGGTAGGCGACTTCCAGAGTATCGACGAGGCTTTGGTTGCGCGTGACTGCTTCGCCAATGGCCTATCGGTCCACCTGACCCAGAAGAAGATTGAGCAGATGCGAAAGGCGGCTTGGAATTGATCATTAGCGAGGGCGAGATGGGCCGCGGCGGACCAATCCCAGAAGGTTGGCCTAAGCGAGGCGGGGCTTACGCTGAGACCAAAGAGTATGTGGATCTAATGGCGCATCTTGCAGATCCCCGAGGCGGCGACCCGGAAGGCATGCATTCCCATGCCGAGAAACTCCTATGCGCCTATCTCCGCAGCGTGGGACTTTTTCAAGTAGCCGATGCGTGGGAGAACGCTAAAGACGTACAGGGATGGTGGTACGCGTGAGTGAACTTCTAGACGAGCGGCCAGAGATCGAAGACGAAGAGCAGGAAGAGACCGCTGCGTCCCTGGATGACAACGAAGACCTGCAAAAGAAGGTCATCGACCGCATCATCCAGCACAACTCCAAGGGCAAGGCGAACCGGATGGAAGAGGTTCAGAACGCCCGCGACCAGAGGCTTTATTTCCGCGACATCCAGCGCTTCATATGGAATGAAGACGAAGAGAACGTTGACTTCATCAACGATAGCTCCCCCTATGAGCGCACCTTCAACATCTACCAGCCTTATGGCAAGATCTTCATCGCTACCTTCATGGGTCCGCGTGCCAAGGTTAGGGCTGAGGCCGACGATCCATTTGACTCGGCGAGCGTAAGGAACACAGCCAAGGCGCAGACCTACGAGCGCGTGTATCGCAAGTTCAATGACACGCCTACGCAGCAGATGGAAGCTGCCCGGTTGATGTGGACCGATAGCCGGATCATTACCCGCACAGTAAAGCGGGATGACGGCAAAGTGATAACTGAGTTCTGGGGTTCGCTGGAGAGCCGAGTGCCAATCACGGCCAAGGCTGATATCGAAATCCCCCTGAAGAACTGCGAACTGATCGAACTTGAGGACGAGTTTCCGATCGTTCAACTGAAGCGCGAGATTGGCGATAAGAAGAACGACGCCGGCGAGTCGATCCGCAAGAAGATCAACAGCGGCAACGGCGACAGCTACGAGCGCAACAGCCGCATCGCAGTGAAGCGCCACGCAGGTACGGACACCTCTCTCGATGTGAGTACGGGCGATGATGCTTACTCGCTGGCAACTAAGACATGGAGCTACATGCGCCCAGAGTTCTTCGAGCACTTCGAGGAAGCTGACCGAGTGCAATTGGAAGAGTTGGCGCCAGAAGGCCTCTGCATTGTGCGGAATGGCAACGTTTACCTCAGCAGCTATCCATGCGTGATAGATGCGGAGCTTGATGCAATCCTTCCGCTCCCCGGTGATGGCATGAGCCGTCCGAGTGTAGGCAAGACGACGATGGCGCTTCAGGACTCAGCCAATACCGCGCAGAACTTGATTGAAGAGATCTTGGATCACGGCATCCCGACCACCTACCACGATAAGAAGATGGATCTGGACGGCGAGAACAAGATGAGGGCCTTTCCCGGCGCAAGCAGGAAAGCCATCGGGATCCCCGGTCAACCGTTAGCGGCTGGATTCTATGAAACTACTCCGGTAAATCCTCCGCAACAGCTCATGAATTACGCCGAGAACCTGAAGGGCCCGCAGGCTCAGTTCGCCAGTGGCCTCCCTCCAGCCATATTCGGTTCAGAGATGCAGGACCAGAAGACGGCCTCCGGTTACGCTCAGGCTCGTAGTCAGGCTCTTGGGCAGATGGCGATTGTTTGGAAGCCTTACACGGCATGGTATTCGCGTGAGTTGACGCGAGCGGTAAAGATGTCGGCAGCAGATGTGCAGGACATTGCAACGACTCTTCCTCCGTCGCGCAAAGGTGGCAAGCCGGAAGCGGTAAAGATCTCGCCTGCTGAGCTACAAGGGCTTTCCTTCACGAATGACTCGGATGAGAACTTCCCCGAGACGTGGACTGAGAAATCGAACAAGGTCATGCAATTGCTGCAGATCGGCGGTCCAATGGCCGATTGGGTTCTCGAGCAGGAGCCCGACAATCTTTACCTGCTGAAGCAGATGATTGGCCTTGAGGACTTGGTTATACCGGGCGAGGATATGCGCAATATCGTGCTGGCGGACATTGCCAGGATGGAGCACATGGTTCCTGAGCCGGATGTTTCGCAGATGCCGCAGCAGGTATTTCCCGGAGTGGGACAGCCTCCTTTACAGATCCCCGAGGTCAGCCCTATCCAGTTGGATACGGAGATCCTTGAGGACGAAGATTACGAAGTGGGCTGGAAGACGGCGAATCGCTGGATGAAGTCTGCGGCTGGGCAGGATGCTAAGGAGGCCAGTCCGGAGTGGTTCAAGAACGTCCGACTATACGCCTTGCAGTACAAGCAAAAGGTGGACCAGATCAACGCGGCGAAGCAGCAGGCACAGCAGCCGCCTCCGACACCACCAAAGGGGCCCGGAGAGACGATCGGCTACAAAGACCTTCCGCCTTCAGGGAAGATTCAGCTTGCAGCGCAGGCAGGGATTCAATTGACGCCTGAGGATGTGCAGGCACAAGCGATGCAGGACGCAGCGGCCAAAGCGCCGCAGGGAGCAATGTAAATGCAACGGTTTGATTTCAGCAGTTCCGAAGATTTCCGGAAGAAGGCAAGGCAGTGCGAAGGGGATACCTTCTACGTCAACAGCAAGAGCAAGCCTCTGGCCAAGGGTAAGGGAGCGCTGTTCAACCCCGACGGGGGAATTTTGGGTATCGGATATTTGAAGGTGGACGACTCTCTTCCTGAGGGTGTTTGCCGCGTTAAAGGAGTAGCGAATGCCTGAAGAGATGGTATTGGACGAAGTTGCAGCCCCGGAGATTGATGAGACCCCAGCAGAATCGACCGAGCTTGGCGAAGAGTCCCCTGACACGGAAGTTGTCGAAGAGGCCGAGGAACAGGGAGATGAGACTGAAGGCGAATCAGAGGAAGAGTCTGAGGGCGACGAACCAGTAGAGGGCCAGCAGCAGGCGCAGGATGGCCGCAAGATGCCTGATGGCCTGAAGAAGGCTATTGCTTCACTGAAGACGACCAGTCCCGAGACGGCCAAGCAGATCAAAGGGCTCTACTATTCCGATCAGGAGTACCGCGCCGCGTTCGCAAAGCCTGAGGACGCCGTTGCCGCCAAGAATCTGATTGAAGAGATCGGCGGGCAGGAGGGTATTCAGGAGATTGCGGCCGAGCGCGAAGAGTGGCAGAAGATCGATGCTGATTTTTCCGAGGGAAAGCCCGAGTTCGTGAAGTCGCTGGCCGAGGGCAACCCTGAAGCATTCCTCAAGACCGCTCCGCACGTGATCAATGAGTTTGCGACCCGCGCACCTGAGCAGTATGCCTACTATGCCAACCGCCTGACGCTGAACACAATGTCCAATGCCGGGCTGAGCCTGCAGAACCTGCACGGAGCCTACGAGCGATACAAGGAATCGAATCCGGAAGCTGCTGGGGTCATCGCTGAAGTCTATAACGCCATGCACGACATGAACTCCAAGGCAGCACAGTTCGAGCAGAAACGCACGGACCCGCGTGAAGAGCAGTTGAAGCAGCGCGAGCAGGAGTTTGAGAATAAGCGCCGTGCAGATTTCGAGACGAGCGTTGCAGGTCAGGCCGAGAAGTACCTTGGCGAGAAGATGCAGCCTGAGATTGATCGCATCGTCGGCAACCGCAAGGTCGATCCCGAGGCGATGAAAGAGTTTCAGGGTATGGTTCAGCGCAAGGTCGGAGAATTGCTGGCCGCCATCCCTGGCATTGAAGACAAGCTGGAGGCTTACTACCGCACCGGCGATGCGCAGAAGTCCGTGGCATACGTACAAAGTCAGTACACGCGCCTTATCCCGCAGGCCGCCAAGGTGATCGAGCCGTTCCTGCGAAACATCGCACCCGCGGCCGCTCGACAGGCACCGAAGCAGGGAACCGGCAAGTCTACTGCATCTCCGGAGCCGGGCACAGTTACTCTGAAGGAGATGCCAACGTGGGATCAGCTAGACCCCGAGTGGCGCTCACGAGTTGAGTCCACAGCCGAGTGGATGCAAGGCCGCGCTGTGTTGAAGAGCGGCAAGAAAGCTACTGGCTGGGCATAGATATTAGGCGTGCCTGTGATAGGGCATTAGCGACACCTGCTAGCTGACGAGCGAAGTGGTGTCACAGCCGGAAGAGACTGGCTCCAAAATTTATAACCACGAGTTAGCGCGATATGGCTGAGAGGCTAGAAGGCTGAGTTGACCTAGCAATCCGGGGGAACGACGGTCATGCGACATACCCCTGGACCGAGGGTTCGAATCCCTCTATCGCGCTAAAAAGTTTCGTCACAAATCTGCAATGCGATCGCGGGGGCGTAAACCCGTGCCTTCGGGCGAAAACGTTTATCGCTGCGCAGTAAATGTGACACACCCGCAACACAATTAACTCCCCGCTGCAAGGTCATACACAGCACTACCCAGGCTGCGCCGCAAGGCGGAAGGGGCGACCAGCAAGCACCCCAAGGTGTTTGAAATGGCTGCTACTACTACGTCCAATGTAGTCGGACTCCAAAAAGAGCGCGTGCTCTCTAACCTCCCTAAGTTGTTCCTCGGTGGTGAAGACAAAACCATCACCATGATTATGAGGAACGGTGGGCTTGGATCTATTCCAGTTTCCAAGCGTTCTCTGCGCATCCCCCTCCAGGTGGCACCTGGTGGCAAGGGACGCCTGTTCAACCCCGATGGCGGAACCCTCGGACGCGGTGGCTCGATCAACACCGTACCGGGGTTCGTATCTACCAAGGGCATCCTCTGGGCTCTCGAGTCCACGACTGAGGCATATTGGGGCACCAACTCCGATGCCAAGTCGGTTGCATCGCTGACCGCTCTCGAGCAGTCCCAGCAGATGGAGAACTTCAAGCAGTTCCTTGATGCTCTCTTCTTCTCGCCCTCTGGAACTCTCGGCGTGATCTCGGCTCTTGCCAGCCCGGTCATCACCGTTGCCAACGCCAACAACTTCTACATCGGGCAGGATGTTCTCTTCTATCCTTCGCTCGGTGGCACGGTTCGTTCGGCCACTCCCTCGACTGTTGCCTCGGTGGACTCCAACAACAAGCAGATCACGCTTGCTGCGGCTGCTCCTGCTGGTACGGCAGTCGGTGACCTGATCATGGTTGACGGCTCTCCGGGTACGGCTGGCTCGTCCCTGTCTTCGCTGTATGACTACCACGTCTCAGCGAACACCGGAACCGTCCTGACCCTGAACCGCTCCTCCTACCCCGGACAGCTCAACATCTCGGCAGTTGCCGCAGGTGGCGCGCTGACCCCGGTCATGGTGCGGACCATCCTCCAGATGTCGATTCGCAAGATCGGCTCAAACAACAAGGCTCTGCTGAGCTCTCTCAAGTTCATTGTGGGTGTTGAGCAGGCGGCGGCATGGGAAGCAGCGGGTACAACCATCTCGCAGGTATTCCGTCCGCAGAGTGGACAGGGGCTGAAGACCTTCGACGGTCTGCCGGCAACCACTCCTGACACGATGGCCGGTCGCGAGCTGATCACCCAGCTCCACGGCGATCCGACACGGGTCGATTCCATGCTTCTCAAGAACTGGGGCATGGCGACGACCAAGGAACTGGGGCCGTACTCGCCTCCCGGATCCTCAACGACTGTCTTCCCGGTTATCTCGACCACGGACGGTTCGATCGTGGCTTCCAACCTGAAGTACTGGTGCATTGAGGCAGACGTGTTCTGCATCAATCCGGCGCAGGAGTCGGCCATTACGGGCCTTACTATCCCGGCTGGCCTGTAGCAAATCGAGGGGCTGGCTAACCGGCTGGCCCCTCCACTTACCCCCAAGGAATCTATGCGAATCCCGCTCCGCAAAGGCAAATCGACACCTGAGTTTATCGATAACATTCTCGGCGTATTCGGCAACAACCCTTACGGCGAACCTCTTTACCGCCTGATCTGGTCAGAGCGCAAAATGATTTACTTCGAGGGCGATAACGTACCGGAATACATCTATCTCGATCCCTGCTGGATTCTCGAAACGTGGATGCCACCGGAAAAGGCTGCCGGGCCCCGTTCTCAGTGGAACGAACGCATAGAGCAGATCAATGGAGAGTATCCCAGCGAAGGTCTCTATTTCTTCTCGCTGAACTTTGAGCATGACTGGGAGCCATCGGAGGAGAACGTTCGCCTCTTGGCCAAGGGGATTGAGATGTCCCGCGACATCCCCATCGAGCAACGCGCCGCGGCTATCCGGCAAAACCTCGAAGAGACTGCACGCCTGAAGCGCGAGGAAGTTGCGGACGAAATTGTTGAGTTGTTCGACTCGGCAGCAATGGGCCGGATTCAGCAGTCGGCCAGTGGACCGAAGAACAACTTCCGCACTCCCGAAGACTTTGAGCGCGACCAGGAACGTATAGGCCGCGTATCGCACAAGGATTATGCACGACTGCCAAAGGCTGGCGGAAAGCTTATCAACTAAGGAGATGTTATGTCTGTTGTGATCTCGCACGAAGCGATGCAGGTTCAAAAGCTGGTCAACCATGGGAACGTGAAGTATGACCGACTCGACCCTCGCACGCTGATGGGAGAGCCGTCGTTTATCTTCAACATCTACTCGAGCGAGGTGACCGTCAACCTTGGCACCTGCGGCATCTGGTACATTCCGCCATGCCCTGAGGGAACTGATTATGTTCGCGCTCCGCAGGCCATCCCCGGAACCTACGAGGAGATGTACCCGCACTTCACCGATGGAGTCGAGTATCGTTCGCGTGCTGTACCTGGTGAAGACATCGTGGCTGGAATCCTTGCCGAAGACAGGCCGATGGAAAGCCTTCCTCGCCTCGGAATCTTCGCATCCCACAACTCCATCCCGACGAAGCAGGAACTTGTAGCGGCTAAGAAGAACCTTATTCCCCACCTCCAGCAGCTTATCGCACAGGCTGACAAGTTCTACGCTTCTCCGGACCCGGCAGAGCGCCAGAGCGTGTATGACGACAAGTTCTTCCGTGCCGCCCGCTTCCTGAATGTTAAGAAGCCGTGGCTCAGCGAAGCGTCCGAGATGACCATGTGCCCGTTCTGCAGTATCGCTGTCAGTCCGCAGGCCAGCATCTGCAGCGGTTGCCACCAGATCATCGACCAGGCTCGCTTTGACGCAATGAAGGCGCAGATTGGCGGGGCTAAGTAAGTGCCGATCGTCGATCCAATTCCGGGCTCAGATGTCTTCTACAACACCGAAGAGATTCTGAACTATGCCCGCGTGCTGGCGAATGACACGCAAGGGGGACTCGCTGGGCAATTACTGCGTAGCGATGACCCCCGAACGTGGACCCTGCTCAATCTCTGCTATGGCAGGCTGGCGAACTGGCTCGAGGACAACAATGTTGAATCGGCCATGTATGCGGAGGCGATCCTAAGCCTTCCATCTTCGGCGTCTTATACGGACCCTTCCGCGCAATCACGCCTTGGATACGACGGTTTCGTGGATGCCTCTGGTCTGCTGTATGACCAGCCTAAACTTCCCGCGAACCTTCTTGAGCCGCTTCAACTGTGGCAGCGCAATACCGGGCAGAACGTACCTTTCTACGAGATGAAGCAGAGACTCGGAGGCCTTGGAGACTCGTGGAATTTCGGCTGGAATGGCGGAACCTACGGCAGCGTCTATGGCGGCTGGGAGTTTCGCGAGAACAGCATCTACATTTTGGGAGGCGCCTACCAGCCTACGGATATCAGGATGCGCTATGTTCCTTCTCTGGCGACACTGGATCAGCCGAGCGATCAAAATCCCAATCCTCCCGTCATCTGGTTTGCCAAGGCAGGAGAAGCACTGGCGCTGATGATCGCTGCAGAGGATGCGGAGATCCGCGGGGCCATCAATGGTCCTACGCTACGCATGAAAGCCAATCAGGAGCTCGACATTATCTCCAATCGATCCGCAAAGCGTGAGAACCGCGCCCAGACCAGACGCAGGGGATATGGATTCGCGAGGCGCAGAAATTGGCTGTGAGCAAAGGTTCCACCACAACGGTAAGCCAGTTCCTTGGCCTGCGCACAGATACGCCGGCGTCCAAGTGTCCACTGACCTATTCTCCCGACTGCGGAGATATGGTCTTCACAGTCGGCGGCATGGCGACACGTAATCCCTTCCGCCGCACCGTCACGATGCCTGCAGAGATCGTTTACCGCAAGGAATTTCTTGCCAAAGACGGAACTACGCAGATTCTTGCGCTGGATGTGAACGGGAATCTCTATGTCGTGGCCCAAAACGGCACGTATACCCAGATCGACAAGGTTGCGGCAGGAAGTTCAGTAAATTCCGTCACTGCATATGGCCGGGAGTACATGGCGTTCTTCAATTCCTCGGGACCAACCGATGCGCCGCGGCAGTGGGACGGTAAAAACCTCTACCGAGTCTCGCAAGGTGGACCGGGAGCGGCGCCTAACTTCACCCCGATCGCTATTTCGGGCGATTCCTACGCAATTGAGTCGATCACGCAGCTTGCACCAGGATTTTCTGGCCAGCTTGGATATTTCGACGGGATTGAACTGTCGGCCGGACCCGGTTCGAGCTCTCCTGGAAACGTAGTAACGGTCTACACGGCCAATGCACGCGCAGGACATTTCCCTGGAGGTGATCCGGTCCTTACGGATGCCTTCAACTCGGGAAATCCGGTCAATGTGTATGTGAGCAACCTGCCGGCGCAGTTCGCGCAGTACAACGGCACGCATCTGGTGGCCTCGATCGGGCTTGGCATCCCTAACTTTGCGGAAGCTACAGCAGAGCGTTGGTATTTCACCTTCATCGTAGACGACTCCGGCTATCAGACCCGCGGAGGCTCAGACCACGCCATAACCGGGCAGTATCAGATCACGCAGGCAACGATGACGATGATCGGAGCAGTTCCCGGTCTAGTGGTGGGCGATCAGGTTCCGATCAGCGGAGCTTCCGTCGCGGATTACAACAGCACCTGGACGATCACCCAATCTCTCGATTCCGGCGAGCTGACTATTACGCAGACGGCGCTGACAGGCGGGGTCGCGACTTATAACTACAACGTTCTCTCTGGCATACCTCCAACAGCGGGGCAGTTGATTGCGATTGACGGCACACTGAATGCCAACGGAGCGCTAGACGGCGACAATCTAACGATCGCTACGGCTACTGGCGGGAATAGTGGGTCATTCACCATCAACGGCTTCGATCCGTCAGTTACTTTCCCCCCGACTGCAGAGAACGCATCTGGCATCACTGCGGGCACGCAGTTTGTGTTCGATCCGATGGCCATCTATGGAGACTCTGAAGGCGGAACTATCACCTTCTCCGGAACTGCTGTTGCGATGGCTCCGGGAACACGACTCGCCTTCCCATTCTTCATCATGGCAACAGGTCTCACGACGCAGGCGGGGCCGATCACCAAGTTCACCATCCCAGCCAATACGAGCGCCATCGCCTACAGCAACCTTGCGATAGGTCCAGCTAACGTCATTGCCAGGGGAATAGCCTTTACTGGCGCCAATGGCGGCAACTACTTCTATCTTCCGATCATCCCGCAGATCAACGGGGAGATTCTGGGCACTTCGACCGTCGTCAACGACAACACCACGACCGCGGGTACGATGAACTTCACCGATGATGCTCTCCTGTCCGGGCTGGCAGTAGATATCCCCGGCAACAACCTCTTTCAGCAGGTGGCGCTCAATCTTCCCCGCGGGGTTAACTGGTACGGAGACCGCGTGCTGTGGATTGGCGAGGCCAATACGGTTGTCGGCATCCTGAATATGGGGATGGACGGCGGTACCCTCCCGGGATCGCCTTACCCTCTCGGCTGGAAGGGAGTTGGAGCGCTTCAGGTCACGCAGGATGGGATCATGCCAGTCCTGAGCGGAGTTGGAAGCTTGACCCAGAACGCGGCCAAGACCGGTCAAGGCGTCGCCATCATAAAACCGGATCAGAACTACTCGCTGCGGGCATGGTTCAACAATGGAGTTCTTTCCGCATCGCTTACGTCGTCGAGCACCGGATTCTCCGCGTCTTTGAGCATGGGAGGCAGCGGCTACATCACGGCCACCTTCAGCCAGAAGCTGCCGGCCAAGATCCCCGATGACCTGACACTGACAGTTACCCTGAGCGGCGGGACGATGCGGGACATGCATCTCATCTATGCGGACAACCCTAACCGCAACCCTGTGGCGCGGATGAGCTATGTTCGTAACCCAGAAGCCTATGATGCGCTGACCGGGAATGTAGGACCGAACGATGACAGCACGGAACTGCGTGCGACATTCGTGCTGCAGGAGTCAATGTACTTCGTCACACAGAGAGGCCTTTACGGCGTCCAGCAGATCGGCAACACAGAACCATCATCATGGTATCCCACGCAGATCGCGGACAAGTGCGGAGCCTACGACGCCAATTCGACCATCACTGGCAAGGGCTGGGCGGCTTGGGGAGGTCCAGAAGGCTTTCAGTGGTTCAGCGGTCGCGTGCCTTCAGAGATAAGCGCGGTCATCCGCCCCACATGGAGCCAGTTCTCCGGAATGACAGGTGCGTATAACGACGCCATCGAGAAACGAGTCTATCTCGGCACCATCGACGGTACCGGCAACAAGGGATTGATGACTTACGACTACAAAGAGGTTGAGTTTGGGGGGGCCGGCAAGTGGTGCCCATGGAATCGTCGGCTTAACTCCGTCAGCAAGTCATCCTCTGGAACAATCTTCGCGTTCGGAGCAAGTTTCTACTACCTCGATACGGCTGTGGGAACGGATGACGATGACCTTGGGCAGATTGGCGGATATTACACGCTTCCACCGATCGGGGTTTCGATGTTCCGCACTCTCTACAGCTACATCGGCCTCAGAATCACCGGAGCCGGCCTGTTGAGTCCGTTTGTCTACGCCCAGACGCTGCAAGCCATTACCGCTACGTTGAACGCACAGGAGCTTTCTACGCTGATCGACACGGTTGCAGAGTGGCCGATGAATAACTCCGGACGGTTGATGTTTCTGAAGGTCGGCCAGCCGGGAGCAAGATACTCCCTCGAGGATGCCACCTTTATTTATGCGGATGATCCCAATTCGCCAGTATCGGGGATTCGCTAATGGCACGCTACCAGGTGCCGAACAAGTCGCACATTCGGAGCATTGACAGCAAACTAGCCGATGCTCTGGATTCTAGCGAGAGCGCCATCAATGCCATATCCGACCAGTTGAACGCAGATCCCACCGGAGCGCAGCAGGCACCGCCAGCAGCGATCAGCAGGCTCTCAGTCACGGCAGCGGATGGGATTCATGACATCCAGATCGTTGACAATGCCCCTGCCTATCGGGGAATCAATTATTTTGCCTACTACTCGCAGACGGCAGACTTCAAGAACGCCCACAAGGTGGACCTCGGGGCATCGCAGAACCACAGGATTTATCTGGGGCCTGGAACGTACTACTGGAAGGCCAACCATGCCTATCCGAGCTCTCCGCCATCGAGGGACATTTATCACGGCGGATCCACACCAGAGGGAGTAGGCACTGGATCACATATCGGGCCTCCGATGCAGCAGTCTCAGGGCACCGCGGCGTTCGGCGCGACAACGTACAGAAATTCTTCGACGCCACCTATCAGGAAATGATTCGAGAATACCGACCGAGCGATGATGCAGCGCTGAGAGCAATCCATGCTGAGCAGGGCTTCGATTATCCGTTCCCTGATCTGAGCGAGCCGCAGTTTGTGGGTCTGCTGGTAGCGGTGGACGAGAACGATGTCCCGGTACAGGCGGTCCTGGCGAGGAAGACGGTAGAGGTTTACTTCCTCGGGAAGACGGGATGGAGAACCCCGGCATGGCGGATGGAGGCGATCACAAATCTTCATCTGGCAATGCACAACGTGCTTCTGGCGCAGGGATTCACTGATGCCCACGCATGGTTACCGCCTGAGGTGGCGAAGAGTTTTGGACGGAGACTGAAACAGGTCTTCGGATGGGTTGAATCACGTTGGACTTGCTTTGCAAAAGAGCTTTAGAAGGAGACGGCCTTGGCGAGAGATACGAGTGCGGCAGCGGGACAAAATTCAACAACGGCGCAAGGTCTAAGCCAGACCTATGGCGACAGGGCATCCTCAGGCTACAACATTCTGACGCCTACCTTGAATCGCATGGCGACCAACCCACAGGGCTTTGGGGCTCAGACGACGGCCAACATGCTAACGGCTGCCAAGCAGTCTCTCGGCGGATCGAACGCTGGGATTGTGGGAGGTTCTGACCTTGCAGCGGCACGGACCAATAACGCCGGTGCTTACGCTCCTATGGCGACACAGGCGGCGCACGACGCAACGGCGGCCCTCTCCGACGCTTCGCTTGGGGTGCAGAACAACGACGCCCTCCTGAAGGAACAGCAGCGGCAGGAAGGACTCAGCGGGCTTGAGGGGCTGTATGGGCAGAACGTTGGTGCCGGAGAAAGCGCCCTCGGACTTTCCGATCAAGCATTGCAGACGCAGAATCAGGCGCGGCAGAACGGATGGCTGCAGAACACGCTCGGAGTTATCACGGCACTCAACGGTTCCGCTAACGCTGCATCTGGGATGAAGCAGGCGTTTGGTGGCGGTTAGGAGAAATAAATGGCACCGAATCCTCTAATACTCAGCGCGGACGATCTCAAGCGCCTGCCTATGCCCAAGATCGCAATCGGGGCTATCCCGCAGGCCGCTCCAATCATCGCTCCGCCTGATCCCAATGTGCCGGTTCTGCCTTCCGCTCCGGGACCAATCGTGACGAAGATGCCCGATGCAGCCATAGCCAACACCCGCGCTGACCTTCTGGGACACCAGCAGGAATTGGCACGGCTGAACGATACCGGATCAGGCATATCGCAGATCAAGAATCCCTTTCTGCGCACTCTGGCTAAAATTGGCGATACCGCCGAATCAATCATTGCTCCCCGCGCCGCGGCCTTCACTCCGGGTACGGAGATGAACCATCAGCGGCTGCTAAATCAGGAGACGGGCAGGATTGGCAATGACCTCGGCCAACAGTATCAGCAGGCGCAGACCGAGCAGGAAGGCGCCCTTACTGACTACACGAGACAGCGGCCTGATATTGCACGCGCAGGACTTCAGCAGAAAGTGCAGACGGCACGCGAGAAGTACACAGCAGACCTTCGCAAGCGTGGCATCAATGTAACCGGGTATGACGAGGATACCGGACTTCCCACGACCGAAGATGATCCGGATACGATGGCCTACCATCAGGCGGCTGCGGAAACATTTATCCATGAAGCTAACGCGCAAAAGGCGAAGGTGCTGGCAGACATCGCCAAAAATAAATATCTTCCGGGGACGCCGGAGTATGAAAGGGAGATGGAGACTATTCATCGCCTCGAGCGTCAGCAGCAGATCGCGCTCGCCAGTGTTGGCCTTCGCGCCCAAAGCGTACAGCTTAGAAGGAACGATCAGAACGCCAACTTCTACGGATTGGGCCCGGACGGGAACCCTCTGCCCAATGCCCCGCAGTTCGAGGACGATGAGGGCAACGTTACAACTGGCGGACTAAAGGGCGCATCGACTGCTATCAAGGCCCAGGGCAAGGCTGGACAATTCAAGGATCTCGGCGGCTCAATCCAGCATGCGTATGAAAGTCTTGAGGCGCTTCATAACAATGGAGGCGACCTATCAGATCCTCGGGTTGTCGCTGCCATGAGCGACCCTAACTCAATGATTGGGAAGGTCCTCAATGGCAAGATTGTCAAAGGAGGCCTCTCAGACCAGCAGGTGAAAGCGATTGGAGCTCTCAATCAACTGCGAGAACAAGCCGGTATCCTGCGTCAGTCTACAGGGGGTACAGCGGCTGAGGCTCAAGCGCAACGCATTCTCGAAACGATCCCAACTGCAGGAGATACCCGAGCTACTGCGCGTAACAAGTTCGATGAACTAAATGCCGTCTATGGTCGTCTCGCCCCCAGCGTTGTAACAACTGCTGGCGGTCTTTCTGTTGGCGGACGAGGCGGTAGAACAGGCGGCGGGACAGGTACGGTGATGATGCAGGCTCCTGATGGGTCTAAGCAGTCAGTTCCTGCAGATCAGGTCGATCACTACAAAAAGCTCGGCGCTAAGGTGGTGCAGTAATGGCTGATTGGTTCGAAAAGAACGCTCCACAAGGGGGAGGATGGTTCCAGCAGAACTCTCCTTCTGCCAATAGACCTGCGGGGCTTCCCGAAGGTATCGATATGCCTTCAGTGTCTGCTCATCCCCCGGTAACGCTCAAAGGGGATGAACCCGGCATTTTAGATACTGTAGGGAAGAGGATTACCGGCAATGCATCAGGTCTGGTACGCCCGTTTATTCATCCCAGAACAGTGCTTAGTGAAGCGGGATGGGTCGATCCCAGCAAAAGCACTGATTTGATCTCAGATATCCGAGATAACCCTAACAGCACCGGAATAGGCAATGCAGTTGGCGATGCACTCACCGCCGCTGCCCTGGGCGGTGTCGCGAAGGTGGCGCCTGAACTTCCCGGACGCATAGGGACAGGCCTCAAAAGGGCCGGAGCAGGCATCAACAATGTCATAAATGGAACTACTGCAGATGCTATGGCGAATGGAGCAAACCCAGGAAGGGCTCTATCAGAGAACCGGATTATTGGTTCCAATGCGGCTACTCTTTCGGAGCGCCTGAATCGCCGGATTCCTGCGGCCAAGGCGGAAGAGATGGCTGTTTATGCCTCCAATCCCAACAATGCAGTGGTAAATGTTGGTCCGGCTATAAACGAACCCTTTGATAGCCTTATCCAAGATAAGACCAATCCAAAGACCGGAGCCGCGGAACCATCTCAGGTCGCCCGCGCCCGCAGGACGCAATCAGTACTGAACACAGTTCAAGATCCTGTTACTGGACGGCCGACTACATCATTGCGCAATCCATTCCTCTCACCACTTGAGGCGGTCGAACTAAAGTCGAACATCTACGGGATGACCGATTATGACAACCCTTCGCAAGCGGCCCTGTCGAATATTTCGCTTAAAGGTGCGGCTCACAATCTAAAGAATTTGGCGGTTGATGCCGTGCCTGAGGCTGCTCCTTACACGCAGCGGCTGCACGACATGATGGAGGCGAAAGATCTACTCGAGCCAAAATCAAAGTTCGTGAAATTGCCCACGGATAAGGAAGGTCTTATAAAGAGGGGCATAACCTTGGGGGGAACTACCGCTGCTGCAGGCGCCGATTTGCTGGGTTCAGGAATTGGGAAGCTGAATGGGGTTGGCCGGTATCTTCAACCTCCGTTAGCAGCGTCGGTGCTTTTCCCGAAGCCCGAACGGCGGTAACTTTTCCTGGGAACATCCTGAAGAATGCCCAAAGGATACGGTCCGCCAAAGTTACAGACATTTCAGCTATAAAAGCTAGCGCGAAGAGTGCTACTCCACCGATAATCACGCCGCCTGCGATGGTGAACATTCCGTTCCTCAGTAACTAACTACACCAAAATCTTACACCCACACCGCCTATCGAGGCGGATTTTTATTGCCCCAAACATGGAGAAGAGAATGAAGCGATTGCTTATCGTGTTGCTGTGTCTGCCTATTGCCGCATTGGGTCAGGGAATCCGTTTTGATTCGAGCGTGATGACCGCGGCGGCCAATGTCCCCTATGGGGCGCAGGCACCCGTCTACACCATTCCCTTCACTTCGATCTATGTATGCGCCTACCCGGCCAGCGGCAACCCCTGCACCAACACGGTGACGGTCTACTCAGACCAGGCGATGACGCAGGCGCTGGATCAGCCGTTACAAACGGACACTCAAGGCCGCTTCGGCTTCTGGGCAGCAGCAGGGCAGTACACCTACTCGGCCGTATCTCCAACGGGCAAGTTCATGGGGACGTTCATCGCCACGCTGTCACCGATAACCGGTGGTGGTGGAGGCGGTGTGCCTGCTGGTAATTTGCACGAGTTCAATGCCAAGCAGAGCTCTTCCGCTTTTCAGGGTACAGGTTATTTCGGCAGCGACGATAAGTCACTTGTCTCTTCCGCCGTCCCTTCTGTCGCGCACTACGTTCACAATCCTACACGCTCTGGACCTTGCACGACCTTATCCTGCGGTGAGTCACTGTTCTACGGGCAGTCCGCACCATTCAACGACCCAAGCAACCAACCTACCGGATGGGGATCGGGTGTCGGCATCTACCACAACGCTCTCGTGAGCGGTCTAGGCACGTTCAGCGGGTTTGGTGGAGTTCTCCCCTATGAGCCATCAGGCGGAACTTCGTACAAGCTGCAGTGGGACAACGTCGTGTTCCGCACTCCGGGAATCGGGCAGACATACGGCTCGAACACCTACTGCGCCAAGCCCTTTGACTGTGCGAAGAACTATGATTATTTCTTCTATCACGGTGGCCAATGGGCACCGAGCGATGAAGGCGGAACCCCTTGGAAATTGAATGCTTATGCGGCCTCTCAGTACCAGGGAGGATTTCAACTAACCAACTCTCCGGGCACTGGCGCGACCTCCATCACGAATGCCACACTGCTAAGTCCGGATCAGGTTCCCACCAATTTCTTCGTCTATAACGTCAGCCAAGCGCCTACGACTTCGGGCAACATCACGGCCTATGACGGGGCGAACCACCTGTTGACTGTCACGACAGGCTCTGTCACTCCGCCAACCACACGCGGAACCACCACAGGTAACATCACCAGTCCATCGCAGGGAAATGCCAATGGGTTCAGCTTTGCTTCGACTGTTCACGTCACCCTCGGAACTGGCTACACCAATACAGTCGGCAATCCCGTGGTATTTGTCTGCGACAACCTTCAAGTGGAGTTTCCGACTATCTCCTCCATCACGCCTGTAGACGGATCGGGGAATACGGTTATTACCGGAATCTTCGCTCATGGCCACCCCACAGGATGCACCGTCGTGCAGGGCGGGACGATGGGGATCCTCGATCTATACGCCGATCGCATCGGTAACAACTGGAAGACCTCATATTTTGTCTTCGACGCGACCGACACCTCGCACATCCATGAGGCAACTTACCTTCGCGGTACACGCGGTTTTATCAATGACTCGCGGCACAACTTCGGTGGCGGGGTCAACCATGTTGCTACTACCGTAGTCCGTTCGGGGAACGTGATCACAGTCGGGGGCTTGGGATTGGGTCAGTACAACTTCGGCGGCCAATATGTGCGACTGTCAGGTTACACCCCTTCCGATGTCAACGGCACTTATCTCGCAAGTCAGTTGAACGCCAATTATGCGTTCACAGTCGCAAGTGTTGGACCAGATGAAACGGCTACCGGGGGCGCGGTAGATGTAGGGGGTAATGTCAACTCTCCGGACGGAGCCACCTTCGGCGGTGGCGGCTTCTACATCTGGCCAACGGCCATGATCAAGCAGCTCGGCGTGACCACGACGGTTACAGACGGCAAGAGCACCGACGCCTACAACAATACCGTTACCCTCTTCCCGAACAACCTGCCCATGAGCAGCGGGAATTTCATCCTTGCCCTTGATGACATGCAGGCCAAGCTTGAACCGATCACGGCGGCGGGAACTATGGATATTCCGCCTACCAACCTCTTCAACAGTTGGGCCACCTTCAACGTTAGCGGTTACGGTGTCGCCACACCAAAAACTCGCATACTGTCGGTGATCAACGGCAACTCCTGGACCTTGTACAGGGGTGGCGGCGGCAGCGGGACCCTGGACGGGATCATTCAAGCTAAGTTCTTTGGCCCTTCGGCCATTGTATTGGACGTAGATGCTCCAGTCCCGCTCGGGTCCGTGCTCCACATCAACAAGAACCCGATGATGGGCCACGGTGTTGGGAATCAGAGCTTCTTCCCGATGTTAGTGGACGGCATAGGCGGTGGTGGAGGCGGATTCGTCATCAACTACAACCCGGATACGGGAACAACGGCGATCTCAAGCGGAACGGGAAATGGTGTCCAAACAGCCATCACCATGACGCCCACCACTCTCGCACTTGGCGGATCGACCAACATATCCCTGCTGGCGACTGCTGCGAGTTTTAGCGGATCGGTGACCATCCCCACTCTGACGATCAGCACCGGCCTTACCTCGACGGGGGCGGCGACGTTTCAATCGAACGTGACAGTCAATGGGCTGATCGGAACCGGCAACCGCCTTATCTATGCCGACTCCACTGGAAAGCTCCAGTCTGGACCGACGATGAGCACTTTCAACGGAAAGTGTACCTCCCCGCAAACTCCAACCTTCGTAAACGGCCTCGCCACCGGCTGCAGCTAAAAACCAAAACAACTCACCGTGACGGCTCCTCCGGGGGCCGTTTTCGATTGGAGACCACATGATATTTCTGCGGATCATCGCCGTGCTATGTCTTTGCGCTACGGCGTGGGGGCAAGGTTCTCGGTTCGACTCGAACGTGTTCACATCGGCCCTCAACGTCCCCCCGGGGGCTAAGTCTCCGATGTACACGATGCCTTTCGCGCAGATCAGAGTGTGCGCTTACCCAGCCACAATCATGTCTCCAAACGCCATGTGCACCAACCAGGTCAATATCTACAGTGATCCCGGCCTGACGCAGCTAGTGAAGCAGCCATTTCTTGCCGACGCGCAGGGCAGGTTTGGCTTCTGGGCTGCTCCGGGGCAATATGCCTACTCGGTTGTGGGAAGTGGGCAGTATCTCGGTACCTACAACTTCTCTCTCTCTGGGCCCGGTGGTGGGCAAGCAACATTTCCATCATCTCCGGGGGTGGTTTGGAGCCTAAGCACATCTTCGGCGCGAAACGCGACTGGTACTGACATTAGCGGCCTGTTCTCTGGCTCCAGTCCGTGCGCCCTGATGAAAGATGGCACCTGCGCCACGATAAGCAGTGGTGGAGTGACAAGTATTACCGCTGATCCTGCCAATTGGCCTACCTGGCTGGTCCCGCATGTAGATAATCCCACCGGTTCGGCTTCTATTTCTGCTGTCCCTGGCCCCATCCCCAATACCGCGCTCGCAAACTCTTCCGTCACGATCAATTCAACCTCATGCGCTCTCGGAACTGGCTGCACCATCCCCCTGACAGGCGTCTCGAGCATTAACAGCAACCCTGGGCCGTTCACGTTCACCTTCAGCGGTGGCGCTGGTTCCTGCACGGGCACAACCTGCAACTTTACTGGCGGCGGCATGGTATACCCGGCTGCTGGAATCGCCAACTCCACCGGATCAACGTGGGGTACACCATACAGCGCTACAAACGCCATTCCTGCCACCTTCCTACCTAGCTTCGGCACGGCTGCTGCTGGAATTGTTCCTTTATCTGGTGGCGGAACGACGAACTTCCTGAGGGCGGATGGCACATGGGCGGCTCCTCCAGGTGGCGGTGGAACCAATCCAACCGTCAATGGACTTCAGAACTGGAATACCTCGGCATGGGCTGCTGCTACTTCCGCTAATGTCGTCGCCGTGTTCGGGTCCGGAACCTGCTCCGGATATCTCAAGAGCGACGGGAGTTGTGATACTCCAGGCGCCGGGATCTCCAATGTCGCCGTGACGCTTCCGACTGGCGCGATCCTTGCCAATACCTGCACGTCGGCAGTAACAGCGACCATGACAGGGCTCACAACATCCTCAGCCTTCTCCACTGCCTTTGCCACGGACCCTTCGACAGTGAACGGATGGGGAAGCACTGGCGGCCTTACCTTCGTGGCATGGCCTACGGCCGACACGCTGAATTGGCGAGTCTGCAATGTGACTGCGGCAACCATCACTCCGGGCGCGATGACGCTCAACGTGGGGGCTAAATGATTGCCTTCCTCGCGTTCTTTCAAGCCTCAATCCTGATGGGGGGTGGGGGCTCAGCAGCCCTCGCCAGCTACGTCCCGCCTCCTCCGCCTACGCCGATGACGATCTTCAAGCAGGAGCCAGCGCCAGGGCAAAGCTACTCGGTCAATACGGCCCTTGCGAACTCCGAGCACAAAGAGTACGTCATAGAATACTTCGAGACAGATTCTGCGGCTGGGCCTTGGAGCGTTTCATCGGACGGCTACAAGATGACCGTCACCGTACCTTCAGGTCATACGCTGGCCTACCCGGACAAGGTGAAGACGGACAACTTTACCAACCTTCCCTACTCCCAGGGATTCTGCCAGGTGGACTCATCGACCGCAACCACCGTCACCTTTGACGTTCGCGCCTGTAACGGGGGATTCCCCGCATCTGGGAGTACCGGAGTGGAGACTACCGGCGTCATCGAGAAGGTAACGGCTCCCAACCAGACCGGAAATTATGAGGTCTACACGACAACCGGATCCGAGACCTTCTATCTGATGAACAAGGTGAAGGATACATTCGCCGGCGATGCCAGTTGCACGCTGGCGAAGGCGATCGCGCACGACTCTTCCTGCTTCACAGCGCACCCGGTCATCAATAACGTGCTGGCCGGCGCTGGCGTCTATGTTGAGGTTGGTCCGACCCAAGGGAATTGCACTTGGACTGGATCAGTTGGGACTGGCGATTTGGCGCTGCACTCTACGATTGAGTTTGACGTAAAGTTCACCAGCAATCAGGATGCTACGAAGACGCACATCTCCCACTACCTCGTCTGCAAGAACGGCGCGGGTTCGGGGGTGGATGCAGTCATTGACTCCGATCCTGGCTATATCCAACTCTTCGCCGGCCAGAGCGCCCCGCTGGTATGCACGCTCTTCGGTAGTGCTTCGCTAGGCTGTCATTGGACTATTTCTTCAACGGATCATCTCGCAGCCTCAGGGACTGATCCTGTTATTGGGCATGCCGACTCGCCCTCTGCCACGATCACTGCGGGAACGAAGGGCGGAGGCTACATGCTTCAGGCATGCGCCGATGAAGACGGAACACTCTGCACAACGAGCCGAATGTGGATTGCGAAGACTCAGACTCCCCCCGCGGCGAACGCGGACGGCGTAATCATCAGCCCTTGTGAGGTCGATCCTGCCATGTCGGAATATGGCGGTGAAGTGATCCACGTCGGCCCAACCGGACACAGCTTCGCCTACAACGGCGTAAAGACGATTCCTCTTAACACCGGGCAGTGGCATTGGGGCCTGACGATTGTCGTCCATAACGAGTTCAGCACTCCGGGGAGCCCTTTCACCATTCCGGAGTATTGGGGGCTGAATGCGCCCGCCAACATCGGGCCCTCTGACGGTTCTGTCCCGATCTGGAACATCTGCGGCATCCCTAACCCCACCTCGGGAGAGATGCCTGTTTTTGAGGGAACCAATGCAACGGGAGCGAGCTGGCTTTCAGGTTACACGCAAGCTGGAGCTACGCTGTTCGGTGCCACCACTGCTGACACCAGAATGTTCTACACTCCGGCAAAGCTGGCCTCGAACCATTCTCGATGGGCTGACTTCAGAATCCAGAATGTAACTCTCGGCGTGCCCTACACCAGACCGGACGGGACGCAAACGATATGGGGCAACTCCTCGGCAGAGCGGATGTATGGATACAGCAACACCGTCGTCCAGTCGGTTCATGCAGTCAATGTGGCCATGCCTTTCTTTGGCGACTGCAACCCGCAGCAGTCCGGCTGGAAGAACTGCCAAACCCACGCCTATTATTGGGGCAACCACTGCGAAAAGTACGGAATCGTCGGCCAGAGCACAGAGCATTGCTTCTACGAGCAGTCTCTAGGCGTCTTTGCCTTCGCGACATGGGAGGAAGGCTCAATCCACGGAAACGGAGGCGCGACGGGATGCTACAGCTTCCGCGGCGTCACCCGCGTGATGTGGGGCTATAACCGATGCGTTCCCAAGGACGACAACGACTCCGGATCCGGCCCTGGGGGAGACTCTGAAAATCAGGACGCCTACGAGTACACCGACATGCGCTCAGCTTTCGGACCTCAGGGGCTCGATCCTGCCGCGATGTGCTCTCTGGGCGATACCTCGGCGCCATTCTGCCCAACTCCGGACGCAATCCCGGGAGGCGTCAACACCTATGCTGCGTTCGTCGATGCGCACTATCACACCTTCTTCAACTTCTCGAACGCTACCTTTATGAACAGCGGTGCAGCGCTGACCAGCATCGCACCGACGCATGACATCAATAACCTGACCTCGGCAGTCAATCTGTACTTCTACCACAACACCAACCGAAGCACAGGGAATTACGCAGTCGATCTCTTCGAGGACCGCCGCAACTTCCGTCAGGACTCTCCCGCCAGCACGTACTTTGTGATCTGGCCGTCTGCGGAGTATCAGAACGACGATGTCTGGAACGCCGATGCGCGAAGCTGCGCTTACAACTGCGGCCCTGATATCAAATACTGGTCGAGTGGCGAGATCAACTACAAGACCAACGTCGTCAGAACCGGGCAGTTCACCATCACGAGCAATATCCTCGCCAAGATAGGCTGGGATCAGGGAGTCGATCAGCAGGGGATTCAGCAGAATTGGGATTATGCCGATTTCCCCGGTACAAGCCCGGTCGAGCTCCATAAAGGCGGATGGATCCCGGCGAACTTCATCTTCTCAGATACAGACCCGGTAGACTCGACCACGCTCGCCCCAGGGTCAACATCTCCTGATGTCGGAGCTGCATCCCCCCTGGTTTGGCCGATGAACTACTTCCCGCCGCGCTTCACTCCGGTAACCGGAGACACGACGGACTACAACAATGGAGTGAAGCTGAGGACGGATGGGGGAACAACGATCGGAGCTTACGAGCCTACGCCTTAGGACGCTCCGCTGAGCGCAGAAAAGGGGCCTCGCTTGGGGCCCCTTTTGTATATTGACCCCTGTTTGACCCTCGGAGTCGCTAAATGGTTGCGGGGGTAGGATTTGAACCTACGACCTTTGGGTTATGAGCCTGCATTTATTAGCGATTCATTGGAATTATTGCGTTTTGTCCAATAAATACAGGCCTGTTTTTATTGGAATATTCTGCAGTTCGGTTTAGGTGACCCTCGTTTGTCCCTCGTTTTAGGCCGGATCGTAAGTAGCTTCGAAAATGTCAGGCTTGCAGGGATAGTGCTCACCTTTTACCCCCGTAATAATGAAGTCTCCAGGACACACGATATGGCCACCCTCGAGCGTGTCGATCCATCCATGCCAGTGCATAGTTTTATTGCAGTGCTTGCAGGCGGTTTGTCCATCTACAGCCGGATGGCGGAAGTACCTTACTATCTGACCTTCCCATCCGTTTGCGCGAACCTCATCCCCAGTCCAGGTACGGATCTTGCCTTTTTCAAGGCCGGTCATCTCTTTGGCGTAATCCGATGGGTGATCGCCATTCTTGAACCACTGCGCAGCTTCGATCACTATTGGCTTCTTCCTAAATTTGCTCATGCTTTCTTCCTTTCGTTAATCATCTCCACGACGGCGGCGTTAGGCCCCTTCAGGTTCATCTTGCGGCCCCCGTACTGGCTGGTAGTTCTAATGTCGGCGTGGCGCATGAGCCGCTGCTGGACCTCCATCGGAAGCTCGAGGTCGCGCATCATGGCCCTGTAGGTATGGCGGAAGCTGTGCCATCCAAGGCGGGGAAGCCCTACATGCTTTCCGGCTGGCCTGAGGTATCTGACCTGCAGGGAATCTCGGTGATACGGCCTGTTGGTCACTGGACTACCGAACAGCCACCCATCAATCACAAGCTCTTCCTCCCGCCACGCCCTGAGTGCAGCCACAATGCTGTCATGCAGTGGCAGGTCATCGTTAGAGGCGACTGTCTTGGTCAGATCGGCATGCATGCCCACGACGGAGCGGTTGACGGTCAGGATGCCTTTATCAAGGTCGATATCCTCCCACCTGAGGCCTAGAATCTCCGAGGCCCTGAGCCCGAGGTACATGGCAAGCTGCACCATCATGGCGACGTGTGGCGGGACGATGGCGAGAATCTGGTGATACTGCTCGACGGATACTATCGTTTGCTGGCGTGTCGGCATGGGCCTTCCCTTGACCCTGAGCAGGCCGATGGGGTTACGCTGTAGCTCGAGTCCACCCCAGCGCATGATGCTCTCAAATAGGACGTGTAGCTGCGCCTTGATGTGTTGGCGCGTCTTCTTCGACAACTGGCCGCCCGTCTTCTTCTCGAGCCCGTTCAGCCACATCTCTACTTCAACGAGATCGCGCACCATCGCGGATGCGGGAACCTTGCCCCAGCGCGTCCGGATGTGTGCCAAGTTCGACAGGCATGAGCGGCGCGTGCTCTCTCGGGTAGGCATGTCCTCAAGGATGTAGCGATCGATCGCCTCGCTTATGTATATCGATCGGCTGAGCGACGCCACCTTCCCGCGGTGCTTATCGGCTTCCTTCTCGGCGAGCGCCTTGGTAGGGAACTGCTTTGTATCTCCAAGGATTACGGAACGGCGCATCTTGCCCTCAGTGAATCGGAAGGTCCACACGTCGGGCCCGTTCGCCCTTTCCTTGAGCACTACGCTGCCACGCTGGTACGTCATCCGTTTCATGCCGTTTCCGCCATCCTCTTGTCAATCTCAGAGATCCGAAACCGCCAATACTGTTTCTTGCCAAATCCGCAGTTTCTCGCTGGTAGCTGGCCCCGTCGTGCCATCTTTACTACATGGTCAGGGCAGAATCCTAAATGGCGGGCTACCTCTTTGGCATCCACCCATCTCTCCTCTGCCTGCCTAATTTCCTGAACTTCGCCCATGGCCCCTCTCCTTCAGCATCTTCATCGCTAACAGTTCCGTTTGGATATGGAGCGCATGCTCAAATTGCCTATCGACTTCCTCTTGCCTAAAGGGAATCCCGTAGTCCACGAAAATATCTGAACCCGTACCCAGGAACTCTTTCATTTCGGCATCTGTCAATACTCGGGTTAGAGACGCTTGCCTGAGAGAGAATCGGTGCATACGGTCTTCATTTAGTTGCTTTTCCCATTCCTTCTCAGCTTCGATATCCTCCTCCACATGGCCCTTTCTGCCTGCGGGGCCTGCACTGTCAGGGACACATTTTCCGACATAGAGGCGACCTGCACCAAAAGATCCCCCGCCGCCACTAGATGAATCATTAGGGTTGCACCAGTTCTTCTTTAAGGGTGACGCCCCACAGGAAATGGCGAATGTAATTACAGCCGCTATAACAGTTACCGATTTATTCACTGGCCCTCTCCATTGGTCTTCAATGCCCTTATGCATTTGGCATAATGGGCAGCTATATTTTCCCGCGGTTCAAGCTGAAGAAGTTCGATGTGTATTGCCGCATCTTCGAAAGCTATATCTCTGGCCGATTCTTTTTGGACGGTTAGTTCCTCCAGTTCCGCAATCCTTGCCTCTAGCGCCTTGATGGTGTCCTGCGCCTGCCTGAGTTCTCGCAATGTGCCAGCAGGATCGGCCTCGGTGGAGACGTCGTGCAGGAGGGTTTTGAGTTGGGCATAGTCCTCGAATCTCACATACTCGCCACCTTCAGCCTGTGACATCTCTGCAGTGCATCCGGGATCGCAGTCGTATTTACTTCCGGGACAGAAGTCGTATCGCTGCACCTTCTCTGGATCAAAGCTCATGCCAGTCCTCCCCCTGAAACATCTTCCTCCGCCTATGCCGTTTCACAATCTTCTCTCCTACCCACCAAAGCATTGGAAGGACAACAATACCTAGGAACCTACCCGCCTCAGCCCATATGAGGTTGCGCCCTATTTGGTCTACTTCCCAACTCATCGCCAGTCCCTCCCCTCAAACATCGCCTGTTCAGCAATCCGTCTCCGCGTCAGCCCCGCTTCAGGCGTCAGCACTCCGCCGATCCGCACCTTGTTCCACTTTGGAAACTCTGCCGCTGCGCCTTCGTAATCTCCAGCCCGTAGCTTGTCCCGCAGAGTGCATCGCCGCTTCGTCAGAGCTCCGGCATTGAACTGCAGGTCTACCAGCGCATCGAACTGGTTCTGCGTGAGCGGCACTTTGATGATTCGGTTCACGTCTGCCACGGCTCCTGCCACATCTTCTGCAAGCCACTGGTCTGCCTGTTCGGGGGTGCATACATCGCCAAGCCTGACGCCTCTCGTGTGACCCCAGCCGATCGTTGGCACGCCCTTTGAGTCTGGGTAGGCAGTCAGGCGCAGCTGCTCGAAGCTCTTTGTTAGCGCCAGTCCGGCTTCGCTGTAGTTCATCCTGCTATCCTCCTGTGATGGCCCGCAAGATTGATCTCTCCGGTTTCAAGTTCGACGACACCTGCCCTAACTGCGGGAAGGACATCCACCCCTCGCAGATGCTCAGGCTGGACAGCGAGCGCAAACGGTGCCCACACTGCGGCGGGGAGTATACGGTCACGCCTGCAAAGCCGTGGCAGCAGCTGCATCATGGGTGAGGTCATTGGCCGCGCTCCTTGCGTGCCTGCTCCATAGCCCATTCAATCGGGTCGCCTTCCAGATAGTTATCTCTAACAATCTCCAGCGCCCGCCTTGTAACTGCCAGCTCGGCTTCGAGATGATCTATATAGGCATCGGTTCTAGCGGCAGGATATTTAGGCTGGTTGAAGAGTGCCTTCCTTGTCACGGTTGGCCTCACTGCTTTGGATGGGGTAGTCATCGCTGCTCCTCGGTATCGGGGTATAGAATTTTTGCCGCTGCCTCACAAGCTGCGGCATGCCCCCTTGAGCCATCGCCAGCGTTAGCGAACGCCTCACATATTCGGCACGAACAGTCCAGAGGATGGTTATTTAGTGCTTCCGTAACCATGAGATATATCTGGTGGCTCACTCCCCACCCCTTTTCTCGCGCTGGCGATACTGCTGTAGCTCTTTGGCAAGCTGGTAATAAAGGTATTGCGATGAACTAGCGTTTTTCACAATGTCTGCTAGCACCGCATCCTCGACCAGTTTCTCCACCTTCTCTGCTTTGGGTTGGGCAGACTCCAGTTCATACGTCTGAGCGAATATGTCGGGCTTGCAAGGATAAAACTCACCCTTGACTCCCTTGATGATGTAATCCCCCTCAGACGCAACGTGCTCTCCTTCAAGGGTACGGATCATAAACAGAGGATGGTTTGGGTCATTGACATCTCTATAGCAGCGGCCTTCTGTAAAACGCTTGATGGCGTCGTGGTTCTTCCCGTCATACCGCAGAGCCTCGATAACCACTGGCTTCTTGCGCCAACGCTGTACCGCCTGTGGAGCTATGGGCTTGGGTTCCACATCCGGCGATGTACCGACATAGTACGGATTACACAGGGCATTGTTGTGCATCAGGTATTCCGTGCTGCCGTCGTCGAGATGCCTAACGCCTACAATGTCCGGCCGCGTTCCAGGTGCAGGCCGTTCCCATGAGATTCCGGGGCCACCTACTGGAATAAACACCTCGCAGGATGTGCCGGTTGCCCACTGTGGCGATTCGAGCGGCTTAGGGGGAGTGACTTCATCTTCCTCACATATGCACCTATAACGGCGGCAGTAAAAACACATTGCTCCATCGCTCATATCCCTACTCTTCCCTCCTAGATTTCCTTATAGAAGCAGCAATAAATAAGGTTGCCCCTGAGACCATCACGACAATCGAAACTAGGGAAACAAGATCTAACACTGTCATATCCCTACTCTCCCGTAACCGCTGCTTTGAGCCGTTTGCTGAGATCCAAGTAGTGCTTGCCGGTGATATCGTTGGCTCTCTCGTACACTAAAACCGTTACGGCATCCTCGCACTCTCGCAGCAACTCCCTCAGATCCTTCTCGCGCTGCAAGGATGCCTTTAGTTGGCGCTCACGGCAATGCAGAACGGCTCTAGTTCGGTCCATGTCGTGGCGGCCGTCTCTTGTGAGCCCATGAACTTCTGCTTCCCACTCTTTATCCAGCGGAGGTAGCGGTGGCAATCCATCCCCGGACTCGACCTGCGCAGGCACCTTGGGATACTCGCATTTGGGGCAGGGAGTTACCGTACCACCGACGAACCAATGGCCACACTTTACGCACTCTCTGTCTCCACCTACCTGCGCAGGCTCACATCCGTTGCAAAATCCATTTCCCCAGCAGACACACTTAGGCTTCTCCCCCTCTTTGGGGGCAGGCTCAACAGGTTTGTATTCACGTTTGCACTTAGCGCAAAGGTTCCAGCCATCGACAGTAGCCACCCAATCGTGCTTCCCTAGGTCGCGGCCATACCACTCGCAGGGTTGATCTACTATCGCTTTCGCTTCACTTGCTGTCATCGTCTCTCTCCTTCTCAGTGCCACTCAATCTTGGCCGGGTATTTAGGACCGCGACTGCTTCCCCCATCTTTCTACGACGAACCCGAACTTTCGTAGTTCAGTCAGGCGCTACCTGACAACCTCAATCTTCAGTCGCCAAACTCTCACCGGCCTGGCATGGTTCGACTTCCTCTTACTCGGAAGCCAGTGGCCGCTGAACTCCCATGCATCCGTCTTGAAGATCGACCCGGCAGCGTTGCCAAGATCGGAGGCGCTTAGGCCGATTGCCTCAAGGAAGGGAACTGCATCGTCGATCGTGGCGCAACGGTCTGCACGGTTGCGGGCGATGTAGGCAAGCTGGAAGCGGACCTTGTTTACCAGTTCATTGCGGCATTCTGCGGCCTGCATGATGCCTGCGTCTCTGGCTTCGATTCCGCCGAATAGATCCATTGTGGTGCTCATGGAATAATCTCCCCTCCGAAGTAGCGGTGCCACTCTTCAATCGGCGGTGCTGGCATGTCATACTCTTCTCCCATCGTGGGCATCGGTATAACCCACGGGCGGAGCTCTTCGACCAGTGACTCTACCTCTTCGTTGAACTTGCAGACGGCATCCCTGATTTCTGCGATTCTCTTTTCGTCCCGATACATGCGAACGATGAGCGGCTTGAATCGAGGATGCGCGGCCACAAAATCCAGCCACTCGCGCTCGCAGCACTCCATCACCCAATCGCATTGATCGCGGTGGTCGTCAGGAACTACACCGGAGCGGATCCACTCGACCATCGTGTCATCTTGCGGGGATTTGATCTCCAGTGCGCCCTTGTCTCCCACGAGGCCATCCGGGGATGCCGCGGAGAAGTCGAGATTCGGGTGAAGGACTAAACCTACCGTC